ACCGCCAGAATTAGAACCACCAAACATATCACCCATTACAGTATCCAGAATATCTCCACCGCCAGAGCCACCACCAGAGCCACCTTTTCCATTGACAAGACTATACTTTATTTGTTCAAGTCCGCCTATTTCGTCGCTCATATTTTGAAGATGGTCTATTCTATTATTTCTAGCAGTATTGCTATCTTCACTTTTTTGTCTACCTTTACGCTGTAAAAATCCCAACCCCAATGCTTCTCCCCACATTGAAGTTTTATTTTCAAAGTGAAGAGCACCCATATTAAACTCGCCACGCATCTTCTCAAGATTTTTGCGTTGTGCTTTAACACCTTTAGCATTTAATGGTCGTTTACTCGACTCCTCAATATATGCACCAGTTTCATCAAATCCTTGTTTTCCAATCATACCCATCATTTTAGAGTATCTATTTAATTTTTGTTCGATGTGATGTAATTGAGTCTCATTTAAATCATACATCTTTAATTGATTCTCTAATAACTTTTGTGTGCTACTTTCTCCGTGTGTGAAAAAATCAGCAAATTTATCATTTAGGTCATTAAGACTCTTGACCATCGGATTATTTTTACCCTTAAATATAAATTCAAGTTCTTTAGCAAACGCACTTTTTTCTGTTGTTAAATATTTTGTTTGAGCTTTTAAGTTAGAATGTATATCTCCTAACGTACGAATACTTTTAAAATATTCATCATCAAATAAATCGGCGATAGTTCCTTTTAGTTCATCAAGTTTTTTTCCAATTTCTTTCGCTGTAACACCGAATTCTTTTTGAAACTCTCTTGACATTTTATCAAAAAACTTTTTATCAGAAGCGACATCTTTTTTACTGCGTTTTTCATACTCAGTAAAATAATCTGTCATGAATTTTTCTATTTTTTTAGGGTCTGCTATTTTAGATAATGTCAAATTACTTTGTTTAAGAATTTCTACGACATCTTTACTTGATACGCCAGACTTGGCATCTCTCCTGTCTAACATTATCAGAAGAGCATTCGCTATTTCTTTCGCAATCAATTTTTCGTTTCCGTCACCCATACTATCTCCGTTTCGATTGTTGACTCTGTTTTTGTCTTTCTTTTTCTTGTAATTCTATCTCCTTCTGTATAATTGAGTCCAGCACGGCGACGTATATTTGCATCTCATACGCCGACATGCTGTAAATATCTTCTAAAGACATCTTCCCATATCTATGTAAATTCATTACATTCTCGTAAAACACCTCAATCGATTCATAATGGAATATCACAAAAAAAAACTTATCATATCCGTTTCGTCGTAATTTAATACGTGTTTATTCGGACATTTAAGACGAATAGGATAATAAAGAGAAGTTAATGTCGCAATAGCATCCGAAATTATACCAACATCTTTTTCGGTAAAATAATCCGAAACCATTTTAACAAATTCATCGGCAGAAACTTCTTCTGCGGTATATATTCTATCTACGGTGGTCAGCGAAACAAAATGGGCATACATCATTTTAATAACTTGTGTATATTTGTTTTCTATATCATCGTCAGGAATATCATCAAAGAGAGAAGATATAACTCCAAATTTTGGAAGTTTGACAGTAATACTAACATTTCCCTCTTGAATCTTAACAGTAGATTCAAATGTTTCTGGATTTTTAACACGCAAATCATCGATAAGATTCAATTCTCCATGCATGAATACTTCTTTATCAGTTTCTTTTTCGCACGTTACACATTTCGGTTTAAATGTAATTACAGATTCTTTTGTTCTCGCTCGAAGCATTAATACCAAATAATAAAAATCAACCGAAGTCAATTCTTCTAATACAAATGATTGAGGCGGAGATATTATACACATTCTCACTAATTCAATCAAATTGGTAAATAGCATTTTTTTATCTTCTCCAGATGTAACTGTCAGAATTGTCTTTTCTTCTCCCATCGTATATGGTCGTATAACCAATTCTGTCTTTGATACTGGAAGTTTAACACTGTAGACTATTTGTTTTAAAGTCGGAATCATAACACTCTCCTTATTTGTTCAAAAAATGCGACAAAATAAACCCTTCCAAGCCAATAGGAAACCCTTTAACTATAGTTATTAAATTATACTTATTCGAATTATCTTTAAAATATATTGTAGTATGATACGTTTCCGTAACTAAACTAACCCAACCAGAACCGTCTCCTAAAGTTTCTGTTACGATAGCATTCGTATCTCCCCAAATTTCGGCAACAAATACAGCAGATACTGTTATATCCGATAATTGTATTACTTTTTTAGAATTTCTGTTTATGATATAGACTATTTTCTTAGTATCGTCAAAAGCACACAGATAATCTTCTGTCTGAATACATCGATATCCTTCTTTAGTTCCCCATTTTTCAAATCTTTTATTTTCATATTTATATACGTTCTCGTCAACTGTTGATACCGATATAAAATTTGAAAAAATAGCATAATACTCTATAACATCTTTAGGGAAAAGTGCATTAAACCGAGATTCTATTTCAATAAGTTCGTTTACCATTCCATATCGCCATAAACTTCAAATCTTCTATCATTTTGTAAATTTTCTACAAACTTGTGACATAACTCTTTATCGCTAAACATAAATGTTAAATATTCAATATCATCTGGTAATAATTGTTTTTCTTTGTAAGTCAGAATAATCATTCCGACCGAAAACGATTCTCTACCCTCATGTATTTCCTCGTGATATCTATATGGTCTTCCCGATATATTTTTAATAAGAGGATTTCCCAATACATTCAAAAATACGTTGGATAGTTCGTTTATAATATTAACTGCATTCTTTTTTAAAACAATGAACTCATTCGTAAAACAAAATTCTTCATAGTTTGCAAAAAAACCAGTATTAAATATTCCAACAACAGGATATTCTTTTGGAATAGCATTGTATTTTACATATTCATATTTTTTACTTTTCAATACAGCATCAATTTTATTAAAGTATTCGTGGCTTTGTACGGTTTGAGCACATAAATTCCACTTATAATCAAGTGCGGCTTTATTGTATCCTGTTAGTTTATTGCGGGTACGGGAATGAACCCGTACCGCATCGGCAATTTCTTGTGCTGTTTTTCTTAAATCCATCTGTTCCATATTACTCTTCATCTTTTTTAACTTTGAGGTACTTTAAGTCCAACTTATATTTCAATTCATATTTATGAACATCTTCATATTTTATAATTGAAATATTATGACACTTATTAAAGATTAGATAATCTGGAATATCAATCATTTTCCAAATCTTCAATAAACCAGCAACACTGTTTTCTAAAAGAATATCTTCTTTTGATAAAAATGCTTCCTCACCATAGTCCATTATCAAACGTTTATAATGCGTAAGAAACCAATTATCCCCACGTTTAACCAAATAAATATTAGGTTCGATTGTCCCTTTTTCTTCATCGATATCAACACCGACACGACGCAACGTTTCTCTAATAATTTTCACATCTGATTTTAAATCTACTCTTTTACAAAACATACACACCACCTTTAAACTCTTTCTACTCCACCTTTACTCGCGTTCATCTCGGATTCCATCTCTAAAATCTGCTCATCAGTGTAAAGTCCCAAATAATACATTGCGACTCTTTTACTGATATCGTAATACGTTCTAAGTATAGTTATCTTTTTTTGCAACTTAGCGTATTCCTCTTTTTCCCTCGTAAACAGATTCCAGTTTACTCTCCGATTAGAGTTTCGTGGGATAGCATTGAAAAGAAACCGATAGTGTGTAATCGGGTCAACATCAAAAGCATTCAGATACAAATTATATACAATTCTCACACATTCTGGGAAATTTAAAAAATAAGACATGATAAAATATGTATTGTAAGACTCTTTAAAGACATCTTCTTCGTATTTCTTTAAAAGGTCTCCGCCTTTTTTATCACTTATATTGTTTATAATTACCCAAATATCAACCAATTCTTTTTCATCTTTAACTATAATACCTTTACGTTTAGCAGGGGTATCAAACTCCAATACCCCGCAAAGCAAATCTTTTTTATCCATATCAATTCCTAGTCATAGCTTCAGCAATTTTATCCTTTTTCTCTACTCTGATAGATTTTCCCATACATTCTGCTACAAAACCCATAAGATTAACTTTTGGGAAAAGGATATTTGCGGATTCTACACTATACTTATTTAATATAAAATAGAACATCGGGATTTGTTCGTCTGGGATATACTCAAACGCAGAATCATACAACATACTATAGAACGTTTGCGGTTCTATTGCAACATACTCCATAAAATCTGCCATACTCTTAAATGTATTCGGAGTTAATGTAGCAAACAATTCAAAGAACTTCTTAGAAATCATTGTTGAATCTATATGACGTATGAGATAATCAAAATCGATATGTTTATTTTTAATCATCGAAACTTTTTGAAGCTCACAAAGAATGCTTCTAAAATCTGGAAAATAGTTTTCGACAAATCCTTTGATTGACGCTGGATTGTCGTATTTAACTTTTTCCATATCCAAAATCTCAATAACTCTTTTTGAAATATTCTCCAACATAAATTGTTCATCTTCATCGGTAAACTTAAACTCTATTTTTTTAAATCTAGAACGCAACGCCCCTAATATTTTGTTAGGATAGTTGGCGGTAAATATAAAACTACAGTTTGATGAAAATTCTTCAATAAATGAGCGAAACCCTTTTTGAACCGCTGTATTTGTTCCAGACCCCAAGTTATCAGCTTCATCAATAATAACAACTTTTTTACGTTTATCAAACGAAACGCTTGATGCGAATGCAGTTATTTTATTTCTCAAAACATCAATTGTATTTTCTGAAGAACCATTTATAAACAAGTAATCATTGCTCGACACTTTTAGTTCATCTATAATAACACATACTGTAGATGTTTTACCGAGACCTGGTGTTCCATATAATAAAAGATTTGGAATTTCTCCACCAGAGATTATTTCTCTTACCATGTTTTTTATAGAATCTGGTAATATAAGTTCATCTACCGTACGTGGTCTATATTTTAATTCCCAATTGAAGTTGTCTGACCGAAGTTGCACCAAACCCATAAAAACTCCCTTCTGTATGAAAAGGGGAGATTAAATCTCCCCATAAAATTATTCTCCGTCGTCGATAGCCGCCGCAACAATATATTGAAGCAGGTCTTCTTTTGTAGAAAAACGAGATTTTACTTTCGATTGGAACTCTACTTTATAATCTGACGCTATCAAAAGATTGAGCGACGAAAACGCTACGGTAATTTCATATGTTGAAGCTTCTGACATAAATGTAACATCAGAATTCAATTTAAGAGTATACAGGTTGTTAGCCTTGACATCATTGTTTTTCAACTCTACAACAATTTTTTGCAGTTTTTCGTCATAACGGAATGTTACAGTTTCGCATTTCATTGACGAAGCACCAGCTTTAATAATCTTTGCGAGTTGTTCTTTTGTCAACGTAAACCCGATTTCCATACCTTCAGCCAATTCTTTGAATTTTTCCAAAGTAGGCGGTGGTGCGATAGTCTTTTCTGACGCAAATACGTAGCGATAATACTGCACATCATCGTTTAACTCAACGCAATTTTCCTTAAACGTGATTTGTGTTTCTTTCAAATCATAGAATTTAAGCATATCCAAAAATTCTTTAAGATTGTAAAAACACATACGTGGAAGCTTAAAGCTTTTGGTAGACATATTATAATATGCCGCAAAAGTCTTATCCCCCTTTACTGTCGTAAAATAGTCCGAACTAACTACACGAAAACTCGGATGAATCTTCGTAAAGTTATTCAATACATCCAGAACATCCTCAGTGAGAAAGCTTCCTGCCAACTCATTCTGCGGAATCTTTACCATGGTCTCTTCCATAAAATCCTCCTTTTTAACCTTCTGTATCCGTTTCAGCTTTTTTTGCCATTTTTACACGTTCGGAAAAATTTGTCGGTAGTGATTGTGGTTCTTTTCCGCCACCACGTTTATCATCTTTCGACAAATCCTTTAACACTTTATACAACTCAATCTGTTCTCTCGAAGCATTGATTATCGTATCAACTAATTTAGCATAGGATTCTAACATCTTAGGATTTCCCTGCATTTCAAAAGGACCGAATTGTGCCAACATGTCTTTTGCTCTTTCGACACTCTCGACCATATTCTTTCGAATATACATGAAATCACTTTCAAATATCTCTCCAAGACTTTCCTCTAAACTATCGATAGAGTGAACTATATTGTTAATACGTTCATCAAAGTCTTCAACAGAACCCCCGTCAAACTTATATTGCTCCCCAGATTCTTCATCTGGGGTTGCAGGTAGGTTTGGATTATTTATTCTTTTTTTCATGTTTTTCCACCCATTTCGAAATAAGTTCTTTCCTGTTTACTTTTCTATCCGTCGTAGATTTAAGTAACACAAATTCATCTGTAAGCTCTTCTGATGTCATTTCTTTGCGTTCCAAAGCATTAGCTTCAAATTCCCTTTTCTGGTATTCAGCTAAAGCATCAAAATGAGCAACCCAATTTACATTATTCATATCAACCATTCCACTCGGCGCAGATGGTAAGTTCCCGATATGATACTTTTCTTCCATGAGTTCCGTAATATGCGGAATAAATTCGGGTCTTTCTGTCGAAAAGTCTATAAAATTATCTTTTATAAAGTTTTCTTTTCTTACCGAAACTGGTATTTCCACGTATTCTACCGTCCCTTCAATAGTAACATTCAAATCTACCAACTCTTCTGGTTCGGTGGTTTCTACAGATTCGTCTGCTATTTCTTTTTCCATATCAATTTCCATTTCTGGTTCTGGTTCTATTTCAGCTTCAATAATAGGGTCTTCTTGCTTAGTTACGACCGATTCTTGTGGAATTTCGGTAGTTTTGTTAGAGGTAGTATAACTTTTTACCTCTATACAGTCAAGACTTATACCCTCACAAAATAAGTTCCAATTCGTATTAGAATAGTTCACGTCAGACATCATAACTTTAAGAACAGCTAAATACTTTTCTCTCCGTTTCTTGTCGTTTTCCTCTAACTCTTTTTCAGTCATAAATGAACATTTTTTAGCCTCGCGTTTTTTCATATCATCAAACATCGAGTTAAGAGTATACATACGAGAGAATGAAGACTTAAATGAATCCAATCTAGCTAAAATAGTATTTCTCACCGAAATAGCATCGAAAGGTAGTTGTTCATATAAAGATTCAGAATTAACAAAAACAGGACGTGTCAACGGATTTGCTTTTATTAATACTTGATAATATTCTGTAAGTTTTAACAACAATCCAGAACAAATATCAGTATGACCTGTTTTTATAAATTCTTCAAACTTCCTAACCTGCGATTCTTCTCTTTCTTTTAAAAGCTGAATAGCCATATCAATAAACTTCTCGACATATTGTGGAAGGTCATATACAGATTCTTCTCTAATATATCGTTCAATAAATTCCATCATAGATACCTGATTACCAAAAAACGCACAATTAATATCACTTTCGAACAACTCTTGTAAACTTATATAATCCGTAAATGATGAAAAGTTTTCTCCAAGCATTGTTAATAAAGGATAGTATATGAACATATTCTCGGTGAAGTTTGCCAACACACTACCAAAATTTTCATTACGCTCAAAAGCACTTGTAATTTCAATTGCAAACATTTTTTCATTATTTACGTAAAGTTTTGGAGTTAGTATGAATCTGGCTAAAAACAATTTTGTATATACATTGTTTTCTTCTCTTACAAACTTCTTTATAGCATCAAAATTCGATTTAAGCTCACGTAAAAATTCTGATTTTCTCTTTTTCAGAATATCAACATTGTCTGGGCGTTGCATTAACTCTGCTATTTCTACACGCTTTTCTTTATATATTGCTTCAATGCCCTCTTTGTGTTTAGAGTATCGATTAAATAATGAAAGATTTAGTGTAGCAGATTCAAATTCATGTATCTCCTTTTCCGTCAAATATACAGATTTTTCTCCACAGATTACATCACAAAATTTGTTATTAAGAATTATATCAAACTTTTCTGTGTCGTCTGTAACTTCTGTTATACCAACAGATTCGTCTACTGTTTCTTGGACATCATTGGATTCAACTGGATATGTTTCGTACTTAATAGGCTCTGATTCTATACGCTGGATTGTCGTATCTTCAGCAACTGGTTCTGTTTTAAGTTCTACAACATCACTAGCAACAGAAATTTCCTTATTCTTCTCTTTTTGAATCTCGCCGATTCGTTTTCTCATGGTCAATGTAGTTGAATTAAAATCTATCCAACGTTCAATTTCTAACTCTCTCGGTGCTTTAACTCTCAGAGTATCATACATAGAGAGAAGAGCATTGACATAAAATTCTTCTGAAATAAAATCGAGTAATGATTTTTTAGTCGGAAGATTAAGACTTATCATATGCCTGTTATACAATTTAAACATAATATACAGACGCATCATGATAGTTTCGCTTTTTCCTCTTTCTAATATTACTTTTTCAGCAACTTTATCGGTGTCTGGTTCGTCGTAATCGACAAATACTTCTTCGGTGTTTGTCAAGAACCCGTGCAATCTAATAATATCCAACTGCTTAAAACTATTAAATATTTGTTCAACTGTTGGTATGAATGTTGTCAAACCTTCAAACAATTTTTTCTCTACATTTTCGAACGTGGTAGCATTTTCAAACATTTGTTTTACAGAATGTGTAATTTTATTTTCTCCAACCAAAAACATCGAACCGTTTATTTGTTCTGAAAAAGATTGAACCTTGTTTTGTTCTTCTTGTTCCAGAGTTATTTCTGTTTTTCTAACATAGTTAAAACCAAACGAATTTATAAGTTCATCATATTCGATATTACCTGTATTGATACTTCCGCCCTGTTTAACTCTTTCTAAATCGACTCTAATTTGAATAATATTATTTCCACCAATTAATTTTAATGCTTTATCTAACGTTTTTGTATATAAATCAATTACTTTATTTGTCTCGACAGAACCTTCTGCTACATCATTGACTATCATATTTGTATTGATAGATTGTAGTGTGGCTAATGCATCTGCCGAATTGTTGTTACTGAATTTACAATGTGCAAAATCTGACTGCGTGATAAATGAATAATTATCATATTCAGAGTAACGGTTCTTAGACACATTCCAAAGCATTTTTTCTTTTTTGTCTTGGTAATGTGCGAGATAAATTATGATATCAGCGGTATGGGCAATACCCATAGATTCTGCGATTGCTTCAAGTCCGCCTTTTTCATCATTCTGAGAATTTCTCGAAACCTGTTGAGCCGTTATAATAGCAAGGTCTTCTTCGATAGCAATATCACGCAATTCTTGTGCAACAAATTTTCCTTTAATATACATTTCGGAATTAACACCTTGTGTATCAGCACCCAAAATTCCAAGATAGTCTACAATTACAACTTCAAACTTTATACCCTCTAAATTTTTATAATCATTGATAAGTCTACGAACCGTATTCGATGATGTATAAGCGGATGGATACTCTTTTATTACTAATTGACCCATACCAATCATATCAGCATAATCAACCAATGCTTGAAAGTTTTCATTGGAGTAATGTGCCAATTCTTTTTGAGATACATCAGCAATATTAGCATCGAAACGTTTTAATATTTTTTCTTCCGACAACTCCAATGTAACGTATAAAACGTTTAATCCCTGTTTTAAAAAATCTGCGGCTAATGATACCATTACAGCAGACTTGCCCTTACCCGTACCTGCTAATAGCAAATTAAGAGACTTTGGTTCTATTCCTCCATCGGTTATTTTGTTTAGCTCGTGGATAAGAAATGGGAACTTTCTGCTTTTTACATTATACATCTTTGAGCGGAAATCGACATCTCCAAACCGAATACCACGCTCTCTAAATACATCTTTATTGCGTTTTACCTTTTCAAGTTCATCTGATTTTTTACTTAAATAATTTGCGGTTTGTTTTAAAATTTGACCACCATCTAATTTAGATGAAGTAGCCAATGCATTTATTAATGATTCCTTAGCGACCGCATTTTCCAACCATGACATTACATGAATTTTTTCAACGTCTTCTACACTTTTTACACTTTTTTCTAAATCAAAAAATTTAATTTTTGTCAATACAGTCTGTAGTTCTTTTTTAACATCTGGAGCTATTTCTAATCGGTCAATCGAAGCAGACATGTTCAAATACGTTGGGTGAACAAAACTGTTCTTATTACAAAACCCAACAAGTAATTTAAAGAGTTGATTTAGAGCATCATTGTTAAATGCTTTTTTAGGGACTAATGCATGAAATTTTTTATAAATTTCAGGATAGTCTATAAAACTCTTCATTACGATAAAGTCGTCTACTTGGAATGCCGAAAAATCAGCGGAAACAGAAGATTCCTCGCTGAAAATATCCGACGCATTTGGATAAACTATGTTCTCCACTTTATCTCCTTTTCATTTAACCAATTCCAGTAATAAAATATACCCGCAAAACGAGTATATTTTATACTGTAAATATTGTCAACAATTCTACCAATCAGGAAAACTTATATATCTTTTTTCCTCTTGGTGCGTTTACTGTTACGATAAGCGTTTGATTTTCATAAATATAATTCACAATGTCATATTCAAAGTTTAAAAAATCAACTTTACCGTCTACAAAAGCATCAATTTTTGTTTTCTTCGCTGATATTTCCATATTGTACATGATGCTTCCTTTTTTCTCGTTAAACTTAGAATCAAATACAAAGAAATAATAAACATCATCGAATTTTAAAACAACATTTTGACTTACTTTCGAATTAGTTAACCGAGAACCTGTCATTGCCTCAAATACTTTACGCAACGCTTCAACCATTACATCTTTGGTGAAATAAGTCTTTAAAGCATCACGAGAAATTCCTTTAAACAATGCATTGTATTCTGTCGTATCCACTTCAGGAACACTTACAGGGGTCTCTACAGCGTCTCCAATAATACTTTGAAGCTTTTCCCCTATAGATGTTTCTGTAACTGTTGTTACCTTTTCGGGTTTCAATGCTTCTGCTTTTTCTCTAGCCCGTGCTTCTTTAGCTTCTTTTTTAGCTTTAGCTTCCATTTCTGCTTTAGAAGGTCTCCCTCTTTTTTTAATTTCCATAATCCTCCTTTCTATATCATTATTATTTCATTACCAACAACAAAACTATTTGCTATCAGATACTTATTCGAATTTTTAAGGAAGTTCTCAAGAATATTTTCAATGTTTTTGAATTGATATATTGAAACTATATCCAAATACTCACTATAAAAATCAATTTTTATATAATAAACGACACCTGTCGTAGTATCTTCATAGAAAATATTCGACACATCTAAAAAATAATATCTGAAATTTCGTATGTTCAGTCCCATTTTTTCAAACAAACTTCTTACAAAGGTTTTAAATTCATACAATTTAATTTTTGTATATGTAAAGTTTGTAGATATGTTCTCAATTTCTTTTTTGTACACAAGTTCACGCACATTTTTCAAATTCCTATCATAAATCACATATTTATGTGAGAGATTTTTACCGTTTTTTACTTTTCCTACAATATAATTTTCAATAGAATTTTTCTTAGATACCAAAAAACCACTGTTCATAAATTCTAAAATGTTCTTACGAATAGTTAACGGGCGATTTACTAAAAACCGTTTTTTCGTCAAATCATAGACTTCGACGGACAAAATGTTACCTTTAAAATAACCACAAACAAATTCATAACCAGATTCATAAACGAAAAGGTATTCGTGTTTATCACTGATTTTGTATATTTTTTTAGCAAGCTTAACTTTTTCATCAAGCAAATATGGCACAATTACTGATACATCATCATATGCAAACACGAATACCATCTCCTTATTGTTCTACGTTAGTAGCAGTTTCTTCTTCTTCCATTGATTCGAGCATATCATCAATATCACTATTGATTTTGTTAGCAATAGTTGATTTTGAAAATAGAGAATACTTATCATATACATATTTTGATAGCTTGCCCATATACTCTTTATTGTCGAGTAATTTTTCGATTTCAGGCAAAACTTCATCCCTACTCAACTTGTCAGCACTTCCGTCTAGCTGATATGATTTAGATGTAAGTTTCTTAACAAGTCCAGCTTCAAGTGAAAGCTCAAAAATTGACGACATTCTGTTCAGACCCATACCAAACAAAATTTCAACAATCATATCAGAACCCTCTTTGATAAACCGAGATTTATCAACTTTACAACGAACTTCTGAACCCAACTGTTCTTTTGTAACTTTGTTTCTAATCTTTTTCTTATACAAGAACAAGATGATATCTGCGGCATAATAAGCACCCTGACCACCCGACATACGGCTCGTTCCATACATTGACATTTCGGTATAGATATGGTTAATGATAACCATAGGAATAGATGCAAGATTTGATTGGTTAGTCAGCAGTCTAAACAATCCTTTAATCAATTGTGCTCTTCTACCCATATCCGATTTGTTGTTATTATCACGAGCATCTGTTTGTTCTTTTTCTGTCGGGAGAAGACCAAGAGAATCGAGTGTAATCATTATTTTTGGAAAATACAATTCATACACAGCTTCTACAGCAAAGCCTTCATCGTTCATATGCAACGCATAATCTTCGACCATTTTCTCGAACATATCGGGATACTCTTTGATTATTTCAGAATCTTTTACATACTTTGCGAGTACGCCTTTAGATTCCTTAATATACTCTTCCATATTCTTGATAGCTTTCTTTGGTTTTATATCGGCTATCAGAGACAAAAATTCGTGTTTACCCTTTTTCTTATCTTGAATGTAATCTTCAATAAGGTTAGTGGTAACATGGCGAAATTCTTCAACACTTTTTGGAGTATTGATTATTGTTCTCGTAGTATCCATACCAAAATCTTCCATCATATCGTTCGTGGTAGCACCCTCAGAATCGAATTTAAAAAGAATATTATGGGGGTTTCCTTTAAGGAAAGCATCTTCCATAGCTCTCATTATAAACGATTTACCTGTTTGCTTCTCACCAGCAAGTACTATAATCTTATTACACGGAAATCCTTTTTCGAAATCTCCATCAGACAACAGTGCGTTTAATACAGGAATTGTTGTCTTATAGTAGATAGCAGTGTCATTGATGTTGAAATCTGACGCTTTTTTGAACATGTCTTCGCCAGCTTTTTCATTCATCTTTTTGACAAATTTATTTGCAAAACTCATGCGATATCCTCACTTTCATTAGTTTAGAAATAGAAGCCCCTTTCGGGGCTTTAATTAAAATGGAACTTTGGTAGAAGACGTTTCAACAGGTGGCGGAGTTGTACCTAATGGTTGAGTATTGGTTTGAGGTTGTGTTGTGTTACCCATCTCTACCATTTGCTCTTCCATAGATACAGCTTTAACACCTTCAGATACGGTGTTGGTTGTTTCTGCTGATGAAGCGAGCAATCCGCTATCATATTTGCTTAACAACTCTACAAGTTCAGAATCCTGTTTGTATAGGTCAACTTTTTGAATTTCTTCATTTATATTAACCATATACGGAAGAATGTCAGTTTTGACTTTTTCTACATTATAGCCAAACTGAGCCAATGAACTTGGAACATCGAACTGTGTACCGTTATACTTCGGGAAACTGGTTTTCAAATCTTCCATATACTCCATTTGAGCAGTTAACAGGAGATTAGCACCTTTTGACAAGTCCCAAACATAGATAGGAGTTTTTCCTTCAAATTTAGGATTAAATGCTCCATCAATAAGTTCTTTAACGTGTTTCGGAAAACTCCATTTGAAAATCTTTCCATCATTTTCTGGCTTATTCGGGTCTTTAATAACCAAAATATTAGCCATATACCGTTTACGTGCGTAAAAATTTGTCTTATTTCCTGCTGTATAGCGTCTGCTAGATTCCTCACAAATAGGACAACGTTTTCCGATATTCTTTGGACAAAGAACCGACATACGGAACTTATCCTGTTGAAAATAATGAACCCTAGATTCTCTGTAACACAGACTGTTTCCGCCATCTAAATCAGGAAGGAAGCGAATAATAGCTTGTGTTGATTTGTTTTTGTCATAGGTAGGTCTCCAAAAAGACTTATCCCCCGCTCCGCCATTTTCCATTTCTTCTTGCTGATTCTTAGCATTCGACCAATCTGTGTTTCCGCTTTCAAACCCGTCTAACCATGCAATTTTCTCAGACATGCCTAACATCCTTTCATTTCGTGTTCATCATTTGAACACATTCTAACCTACAACACACCCAACCGATTCTAACTTTGGTGTCTCCACCATGTATTAGTTATCGCTTGGATAACTCGAACATTTCTGTTCCTTCAACCACTGTAACAGCAACCCGTCCACACTGTCAAGCGAGTTAGCAAAAAAATTTTTTATCTCGATGATATTTTTTTATTTCTTGACAATACGATTGGTTTTAGTATATATTCGGTTTATGCAGAGCCAAAAAATTAATCAACCTTTTATATCGCCAACAACATTTTCATATTATTCTCCAAAAGATTTTGTGAAGTTTAATATTGTGCGTGTGTTGCAGATTCAAAATCTGAATAATTTTATAGCTTCTTCTAACGGTAAGGTAAATCTGAAAAATTTATTCGCGTTAGGTAACTTAAAAACAAAAAAAGAACTATCATGGAATTTACCTATCACCAGAACATTTATTGGATTCTTGATGGATTTGTATACTATGCCATTAATTCTTGATAATGATAAAGAGTTTCAACGCACGTTTACAGAGGGTCAAATTGATTCCATAGCGAAAAAACATTACCCAGATGAAAAGTATTCTACTTATTTAAAGTATAGGAAATTGTTTTTCAAATCGTTACTCATACCAATTTATCAAACTAAGATTAAAAATAGAACATTTGTCAGTGATAATTTATTTGCATTGCGGAACATTTCAAATACTCAACACTCAAATATCATGCATGATTATCGAAAAATTTCAAGCATTGATTGTAATATTTTCACTAAAAATATACTTGGAGATACATTTGACACCTATGCTATATGGGCTACCTATATATTATTAAAAATGCAAACGTTTGATTCTATGGTATATACTAATAAAATTATAGAAGATACTTTTGGGTTGAATCGATATGATATTAACATAGCATTGAAAAAAATAAAAGAAATGACTGGAATTGAAGTTTCTAAACATTCAATACATAAAAAAATATCATTACTTGAAGCAAAAACAATTGAAATGGATATTTTGTGTCATAAAGCATTTAAAAACAACAACAAAATTACAATAGGATTTGAATTTAGTGATTGTTCAAACGTTGTATCAACACTTGAATCCATGTTGCCTACTATTTTTAACATAAAAAGCGAATCTGCTTTTTTAAGCTTGCGTGAAAAAATTATTAAATCTAATATTTTCGTAGATTACGAAACTCCTTCAAATCAAGAAGAAGTTGTATTCGGTAAAAACTACACTAGTCTTTCAGATGAAAAATGCAAAAGTCTCTCGTTCGTGTTAGCTCGTGCGGCGGAAAGATGTCAAGACGCTCAAATGGTCAAGGATGTTAAGTTCAGTTTCGCAAAAGGTTTTTATTCTACGTTAGTTAAAACGTATGGATTTAAAATAAGAAACTTGACACTTTCCACTGCATTAAGCTATATGAATGTAACTACTCTCGGTAGTTTTGAATCTAAGTATTTAGACGAATTATCTTTACACTATTAAGATAGTCTCTGTTTAATATTTTTATTCAAAGGGTTTTTGTATTTGTTCATGTATTAGCTATAATTGTTTATCTTTACATGGTTGTTTCTTATTCAGTGTGTGATGCATAGTGTACGGAGCGTATAGCTTACGCTACGCTCCGTTATATTATTTTTAATAGTATTTGATTAATTACTCATATGTTATAATATGTTTTATTACGTCCAAATTGGGTTTTAATAACTAAGAGTATGGATGTAGAAAAACTTATACCTCAAACTTCATTAATTAAAATTCGAGTTGAAATCATTTCAATTCTTTACAGTGTATTTGACATTGAAGAGTTATCAGAAGATACTTTACAATTGGTAGATTTCATTTGTGAAATGGTAGAATTAGGAATATTAGACGAGCAGAATTGCTTCGATTATTTGAATGATATATTAAAAGATTTAACTATAGGAGTCTATATCCATAAGGATAATATAGATGAAAGTATGGCAATACGAAAAGTTGTGATACGCAATGGACATAGAGAAGTTATATATGACTGCCCCGAAGGATTTAAGAAATTAGAACGTGGTGGAAAGATATGTGTGAAGATTAATATGTCTGAGCGGTTACGTATGAGTAGACAACATAAAATAGCATGGAGAGACCATGTTAAACATAAATTAGCAGGGATTAAAACAAAACGTTCAAAATCATTACGGAAGCGGACTTGGGATGTATAAATTATCAATACTCTTATCAGAGTTAACAGAACAAGAATTAACTCCAGAGACTATGTTTTTATTGGATATGTTAGATGATATGGTTGAGCTTGGATATGTAGATGTTGATTATATGGAAGAGTATTTGAATGAATTATTTACAGAATTTGAAATAGAAGTAGAAGAAGTTATAGCAGATGTCGTTGAAGTAGACGAAGATATAGATGAAGCGGTTGCTCATAAAAGTAAAGTTGTAAGAAAAGGTAAGAAGAAAATTATATTTCAATGTCCATCAGGATTTAAAAAGGTTAAAGCTGGTGGAAAAAAATGTATCAAAGTAAAGATGTCAGATAAGATAAAGCGTTCTCGTAAAATGAAGAAGATTTGGAGAACAAAAATTAGGAGAAAATTGACACGAATAAAGGTAAGGCGTAAGCGTTCTGTAAGAAAAAGAAAAACTTGGCATAACTGAGGAGTGGTATGAAAAACGTATACGAGATTTTATTTGAAACTGGAGATGGAACAGATTATGCTAACGTTTCTAAAGTTATAAAAGAGCCTAAAAATAAACCAACGAAAGATGAAGTTGATGATACACATGATACAGAAGAGCGTGAAGTAGATGGTGGGGCGAAATTAACTCAAAAGAATAAGGTAAAACCATTCGAAACTGTTTCTGATATTGTGGTATATGAATTACGAGATGCGAGTGGTAAAAAAATAAAATTATCTGATATATCAGGAAATAAAGTTGTGGATAATGCAGTTATAGATGTTTATTGGATAAAAGATAAATCGGGATATAAATTGTTATATTCAAATAAAAATATAAATAAAATTTTCACTTCTAATTCTATAAATGCAAAATTTAAAAATTTTATAGTCGATGATATGATAGACCCAAATTCTATAAGTAAAACAATAAGAAAAACATTTTATTCTAAAAATGTAACTATGTTTACGAAAGTTTTTAACGAATTATTGAGTATGAAAGGATAACATGTCCAATTTACCAAGTAATAAAAATTTACCAAGTAATATTACATTTAGAAGTTTTGTTTCCCTTCTCCTTCCGACTAACCAAAATAAAATTGTTCAGGATTCTGTTTTGGTAAATTTTAATGGTAGTGAAGGGAATCCTAAACAAACATATCTAATGGATATATATTCACAGGGCGCACGTACAAAGGTTACTAATATTTTTAGTTTGGATTGTATGTATGGGTTTAGTGATGGATTTAGTAGAGATTTGTTTAAGTATTTAGTCCGTATACATGCTGGGTTTAAAATTTCACTGATAGACTATTTCAGATTTAGAGGGTTTATTTTTATTATAGTAATTTTTTCTGAAGGTACGGCTGGTGATACGAGGAATGTAAGTCGAACATATTCATTGATAAAATTGGCATATAATAATAAAGGAAAAAATATATCATCAAATCAAGGTTTTAACGAAGGTGAAATTAAACGTGAAATGGTATTGTTTATTAATCTTTTAAAAACAAAAGGAATACCTGTAAATCGAAGTAATCCCGTATATATAACAGATTTAGATGATTTGAAAAACTTGAATATGGATGTATTACTAAATACAAAAGAACAGAAAAAAGTAAAAAAAGAAGTCGAAAAGACCAATGTTCAAAAAGCTAAGAGGTCTGTTTCACAACCAAGAGAAAAAGAAGGGGCTATATCTAAAATAGGTAGAGCTACAGGAATCGGTTTTTTACAACGTTTAGGAAAGCAACGAGAAGAAGATGAAGCTACAGCACTTGAAAATATAATTGCTAAAGAAAAGGAAGAGGGAACTTATAATCCTCCAGAGCAACCATTGAATAGTAGCGATGTAAAACAATATAGAAAAGAATTAGCTCGCTATAACAGAAAATTGTTAAATAAGTATGATAATTTATCCGAAAGTATTAATAAACAAAATTCAACGGATAAGTATATTGTTCAATATATATGTGAAAATGCGTTAATACTTCCTAAATTTTTTGAATGGTATGACCGAATTAAATCTATAATGAATGGTGGCTTTGTAGATAAAAAATATGAAGAAATATTAAATTATATTAAATCACAACCCAATGAAAGATATGCTGTAAATCTTGTACATTTGGAGTATAATACACTTAAATGTAAAAATAAAATAGTAGCAAGTGTAACGGAAAAAGAATTTAATGCCCTTATTAGTTATGAATTGTATATGAATAATGATGTAACTACAGAAAACACGATTAAAACTTTTAGACTGTTCTTATTGAATTACCATAAATTACAAAAAATCGAAGCGTATATATGTATGTGTATATTAGGAATAAAGGAGTAGATATGAGAGTTGTATTAATAGAGTCAACATATAAAGTATCGGATATAAAAATAATTAAAAAACCAAAAGGTGATGAAGTTTTTTCTGATGATTATATTAAATGTGTTTACATAACTCCTGAAGAGGAGTATAAATTAGAAGATACTATATCCTTAGCATATTATGATGTGGCTAATAAAATTTGGTTTACTCATAGCGAATTGGATAAAACTATATCTGAAAAATTATATAATGATATATTAAGCTATTATGAGACACACCAGACTTATACAGAGTGTTATGATAACTGTATGTCCAATTCTAATGATAAGGGTTTTTGTTACAATGAGTGTCTAGATGATGTTAATGAGTATATGGGAAAGATTTTTTATGAAGTATTTACGAAAGAGTATGTTGCAACATTTATTGAAAGTAAACGCAAGTATCTAGAAAATTTCATAGAAAGTTATTCGGAAGAGTTACATGATTATACTAATAAACGCAAATCTAAAACAATAAAAGATACTGGTGAAAAAATAGAACCAGAGAATAAAGACGATGAGATTGTTGATATTCCTGAAGAAGAAATAGTAGAGCCGATAGAACCAAAGACTGATGCTGTTGAGGAACAAACTGAAGAGATTCCTAACATGGAAGCTCTGGATATCTAAAGTCTTGACAATATAACGCGAAGAGAATATAGTCTAAAGGGAAATATGGGTGTAGCAGTAAAACGACCAAAAAAGGTTAAGTTTACACAGGGGCAATATGTTCCTAAAAACTTTAAAAAGTATAAAGGAACTGTTCCAATTATATATCGGTCTTCGTGGGAATTGTCGTTTATGATGTTTTTAGATAGTTGCTCGAATGTGTTGGAATGGGGTTCGGAGAGTTTTATAGTGGATTATGTTTCTCCTGTAGACAGAAGAAGACATAGATACTTTTTGGATTTTAATATAAAGGTTGTGAATCGATTGAATGAGACAAAACGATTTGTTATAGAGATAAAACCAGAATATAAATTAAAACCACCGAAGAGTGGTAGTTTACAAGCAAAAGCCGAGTTCGCTATTAATATGGCTAAATGGGCTTCTGCTAATATAATCGCCCAGAAACGTAATAGTATTTTTATGATAATAACCGAAAAAAATTCGCAAGAGTTTATGGATATGGTTAGGAGAGGGTAAGTATGGCAGACGAAAAAAGGATATTTGAAGATAAAAAAGCAACAATTAATAATAAAATTGATGAGAATACAAGTAGCGACACGAAATTATATGGTACTGATATAGTTGTTCCTGCTACATTTGACTATACTAAATTTCCAAGAGTTGAGATACGACCAGTTGTTATATTACCTAAAGTTAATATTAATAATAATGTCGAAGTAGAAAAAAACCCTGAAAGCGACACATTTGAAATTAAAACGCCCAACAAAAACGGAAAAGTCGATGACTCGACTATACAATCCTCAACTTATAAAAATATGTCTCCTAATAAATTCATATTACCATTAACCTTTTCTGTTACATCTGGAAACACTATGAGTTGGAGTGAAGAGTCTGCTGGAAATACTGCTGGCGATATTTTAAGAGTAGCTGGAAATGAGATTGTTAAAAATTTGGGTTCATTTATAAATGGAATGGTAACGGGTGGAAGCGGAGAAACAGTTGAAGGTCGTGTTATGGAAGTTATGGGAAACACGATGAATTATAAAGCAAGAATAATGTTAGATGATTTTAAAAAACAATTATATAATGGTCATGATTTTAGGGAATTTACATTGAAATATACATTTGTTCCGTCTAATAAAGATGATTTAGATAATATCGGTGCTTTTATAACTGCTATGGAATGGGCTGTATTGCCGTCTAAGGGAGGGAGTATGAATGCTATCGATAGCGGAATAAATGCATTGGGAAGTTTATTTGGTGCTGAGGTGAACGCAGGGTTTAAAAAGTTGACGGCAGGTAAAAATTGGTTTGGAAGTGTAATGCGCGGTATAGACAGTTTAACTAGCTGGATTCAATATCCATGTTGGTTTGATATAAATTTTTATACACCAGTTTTCTCAGACGGAGGCAGTGCAACAGGAAGTATAGCTATAATGGAAACCGCAACAATGGCATGTAGAACGTTTTCTGTTCAATATGGTTCTGATGAAAACGGAATTAGAATCACCCAACAAGGATATCCTATGGAATATAACATTACAATGACCTTTGTAGAAACCTTGAGAAGATTTAAGGGTAGTAATGGAGGCGTGTCGTTCTCATGAAAAACTATTTTGATAATTTAGATATAATTGTGTATGAAAACACTCCGTTGAAAGATTTATTTAAACGGTATAAAATTGTAGAAGCAGATATATTAAATTACCTTAAAGAGTATTTTTTACAACCAGAAGAAACATTTGAAGAGGTTTCATTTAGATTATACGGTTCGAATGATTATTGGTGGGTAATAGCGTTGGTTAATGAAACGTTCGACCCTCTATTTGATTGTCCGTTGGATAACGAGAGTTTGATTCGAAAAGTACAGTATCAATATGATATTGAAGTTGTAAAACTCGGAGATACCGCTACCGATGAAGATAAAGAAGAATTGTATACGAATATTGAAAATTTAGTTATGCAGGAAAATTTGGAACATTCTAAAATTAAAGTAGTTCCAGCTAATTTATTGATTCAGTTCTTAGTAAATCTGGAATACGCTTAGGAGGAATATGAAATTGTATTGTGTAGAAGGAGAAATAACAAAAAAACTTTCAATCGATGTTGTCGTAATGAACGAGGAAATGAAAAATAAATTTAAAAAATTGTTGGGAAGAAGATACAAAACACCATTTATCGCAGATACTAATTCTTTTTTGTTTGATTTTAAAGTAGAGGACTATGAAATTGTTGAAAAGGCTAAGGTAGAAAAAATTGAAGAAAAGCCTAAAAAAGAAAAACGGTCTAGAACTTTGATTGACGACAAAGAAGGAGAACAAAATGGTGAAGAAAACGAAGCTGAATATAAAGAAAATAAAAGCACCTGATTCATTTGATTCGTTGAAAGAAAAGATATACGATAGAAAAAGAACTCAGACTGATAAAAGTCGCAACTATCTATCAAACGAGATGCTACGGGAGATGTTGATACATTACAAGGATACAGCGGAAGTCACTGATGATTTGCATTTTGCTATTATCCTTTTATGTGAACGTATTTCTAATCATCATCATTATAGAGGATATCCAGATGATTTCAAGTATGAGTTGCGTATGGAAGCATATTTAAAGGTTATAAATTCATTATCTAAAATTGATAAAGATAAAAATATTTTTTCGTATATGACGACGATTATAAATAATAAGTACTTAGAGTGTTTAAAGCTCTATTATAAGGAGAATGAAATAATCGAAGGTATTTATAACGCATATGAAGAACATAAGAATAGAGATGTTGTTGTTGGGAAACTTATAGGGAGTGGTGGTGTAGACATGTCATACACTTCCGCAAATATTTAGGAGGATATATGAGGGAACTAGAGATAGTATTACAGGAGGCGAAGGACTCGCTTGACCAGTTTAGAAAAGAAGTTGAAGATATTGATGTTATTGAAGTTGGAAAAATGAAAGATGAAGAAGGAAAAGACCTATCCGCAAAAGCTAAAGAAAAAATAATTGCTGGTAGAAAGGCTATGGAAATCGCTTTAAAAGAAACTAATGTTGAAATTGTATTGGAAGCTGAAGATTTGTTTGGAATTATGAGTGAAATGTGTAGTAAAGATAAAGTGATGTACGAAAAGGTTAAAGAAAATATTAATGAATTTGAAGAACTGTTTAAACAAAATGCAATAGAAGAAAGTAAAGACCTTACCGAAGCGGTTCGCTATATTAAGAAACTTAAAATTTTAGCTAAACGTATGGTTGAGTTGAAATTAGAGTTGAACCAACTTGATGAAAAAACAAAACAGTTGGATTATCTCAAAAAGAAAATGGAATCGCTATACAGATTAATCGCCACATATAAGGGTGTGAACGCAGATACTGATAAAGTTTATATTGCTTTAGATAAGATGATTGAGGGTTATGTAATTACTGCATCGTCTGTATTAAGACCTCAGCCGTCTTATAAAGAAATATTAGACAGAATGATTGGGATTTTGAACAATACAATTCTTATGGATGAGAAAAAAGAATTGTTCGGGAAACTCATAGAACTCAAAAGCACTAATAGTGTTGAAAAGCTTAAAAAAGCATTTGCTGATGATAAAGTGTTGAAGAGTGTGGAATTGACTCCTAAACAATTAAAAGCGTTGAATGATAAACTTGCAAGTATTTACTTTGATGATATTGGAGAATACTCAAAAGAATTGGCAAAAAAATTGACTGAAATTAGTTCTAAAAATTCGACATACTTTAAAAATGATATACTAGCGAGTGGTAATGAGTTTGATAAGTCTGCTGTTGGTAAAAAAATAAAAGCAAAGCGTGAAGAAGAAGAGAAGAAAAAAGCAGAAGAAAAGAAAAAATCGGTATCAGAGTGTTTTACGCCAGAACAAGAAGTGTTGTTGGATAGTTACAATATTTTGGATGATACTTTATCTGAATCTGCTAAAGACGTTCTTGAAGGATTGAAAAACTTCATGAAAAGTATTTTTACCCAACTATCTTCTGTTGTTTCTATGATAGTTAAGACGGTAAAAAAAGTAGTTGGTGTTAGTAAGAAAGAAGCTACTATCGCCGAAGTTTTGATTCAACAATTCGATTTAGTTTTGAAAGACATGGAATTTGCTCTTTCTCGTTCTAAGAGAATTAAAGAATCTGAAATGACTCTCGACGAGTTGCTTGCCGAATCTACCACAGAAGAATCGACAGAACCTGCTTATACACCTGTTGAACCAGAAATAATTGTAGAGAAAAAAACTGGAACGGAGCGTTACCTTAAATTTTAAGGGGGATTTTCCCCCTTTAATATAAGAGGATTATGGAATATTCAAAAGATTTCAAATTAGAGCGAGTTAAATCTTCCGATATAGAAGATATTAATACGGAGTATGTTGAGTTAATAAATGAAGATGCAATAGCAAATTCAGTATTTAATATCCTTGATACGAAACAAGGCTCTGTGTTTTTTAAACCGCTGTTCGGATGTAATTTACATTATTACTTACATGAAAAGCCGTCAATTCTGGGTATCACCAGTATTCAGGATGAAATAGTAAATGCTATTAGAAATTTTGAATCAAGAGTTCAATTGACTGGAGTGAATGTATCCATCCTTAATGGAAACGAATATGTAGTTAGACTACAATATATCAATAGACAAAACAATACACAAAATCTTATGACATTTAATTTGGAGACTGTTGCATGATTTATTTTGGTCGTGTTGAACAAACAGGAGACCCGCTAAAACTCGGACGAGTAAAAGTAAGAATATTTGGTATTCATTCGAGTAATAGTACAGATGAAACTGCTGAAAATTATCTACCCGCAGAAGACCTTTTATGGATGAGTCCTATGTATCCAGCTTCTGGTGTAAGTAATTTGGGTATATTTTCAGAATATAAAGTTGATAGCATTGTGCTGTGTTATCCATATGATGGAGATAAACAACATTGGATAATATTAGGAAGCATATATCATTTAGAACGAGACCCTATTACAGATAAAAACAAAAGAGAAGTAGAGCTAACATCTAACTTACATCCTTTAGCACGAGGCGTTGAGGATGAAACGATAGCTCATGAAAAATTAAACAGAATTATAGGAATACCAGGTAACGAACCCGACGTAACCTATGATGAACCAGAAAATACGTTTAGTGCTTCGTATGGAAGAAATAATGTTTTTGCTACGATGCAACATGTGGTTGAATATGACGATACCCCTGCTAAATCGAGATTTCATTATCATCATAAAGCATCTAGAAACTTCCATACCATTAATAACGATGGAAGCGATATTACAAAATCGTATGGAGACGTTTGGAATATATGTGAAGGAAACTCTACAGAATATATAAAAAAAGATAAACGATTATTAATCGACGGTGTGTTTGAGTTTAGAGCAGGAACAACCAACTTTTTGTTTGATAAACTTCTGAATATTGTTAGCGGAAAAGATATGACCATTACTTCGGTTCAGGGTAAGAGAGAAACTGTTGCTGGGATTACGAGGGATTCTGGTGGGAGATATCGCTACGAAAATACAGCGTTCCATAAGTTTGTAAATGTAGGAGAAATGGATTTCCCTGCTGAAGCTACAAATGGTATACTGTATAATGCGTTACATAATGCCTTGATTTATAAAGAAAATATAGAACCAACGGAAGGCACACCAGGTATTGCTCCATCTCTGGTTGAATTGATTGAGGGTAATAAAGAAGTTTATGTTGGTGGTGAGGAAATTTCTATAACAAATGGTATTGTGTCTCGTAAATACAATGCTGATGTTACAGAAACTTTTAAAAATTATACCATTAATATCGAATCGGGTTCTTCTCTAACAATTAATTGTGGAAATACCGCATTTGTATTATCTAGTACAGGGATATCTATTACAACGGGAACATTTAAAGTAGATGCTACAGACTTAATAGAGTTGATAGAACATGGTAAAACGTCGTGTGGCGTGGTTGTCGAGAACTCTGTTTGTCCATTCATTGTAAGTAAACATTTAATGGCATCGGAAAAAGTAAAGGCTTCCCTATAAGTCTTGACAATATTCCACTTCTCTATATAATCGAGAAAGAGGTAATAATGAAGTTTGATAGGGAATTTGTTTTAAAAGTTGAAGAATTAAAAGAAAAGAGTCCAAACATTACACGTTTGGATATAATTTTTGAATTAATTTTTAAAGAATATGGTGAACTTGATGATGGTGTAATGGAAGAATTGAGTAACTTTATTTTAAGTGATGATGTGTTAGTATATAAAATAAAAGACGAATACATGCATCGCAACTTTTTCAAAGGAAAATGTAAGATAAAAAAGTTATTCTAATGGAAGGAGATTTATGTCAAAGGTTGAAGATTTAAAAAAGTTTTTGTTTGAAAATGTCGAGGTAGAGAAAAAAGCAAAACTTGACACATTAGAGTTGAATAAAAAAATTATCGAAATGGAAAATGCTCTAGAGAATATGGAACTTGCTGTTAAGACAGAAATCAACAATGCGGTCGATACCGATGGTAAAAAAATATTTACCAATGAAGCAGGTAGGACAACCGAATTGGCGAATAGAATGAAAGCTAATGTCGAATATAATAAACTATCCGAAGAGATTCAAAAAGTTAAATTTGATGTTAAAGTTAAAGAAATTGAAACAGCAACAATCGCTCATTACATTTCAATTGGTAAAATTTATCTTCCATTAATAGCAGAATGAAGTCTATTATCCGATACTTTGGTGGGAAGGGAAATATGTATAATGACATTATAGAATATTTTCCCTTCCGAACCGAATACAATACATATATAGAACCGTTTGGCGGTGCGTATTCTGTTGGGTTTCAGAAGCCAAAAGTTCCTATTGAAATTTATAATGATTTAGATAAAAATGTATATACCTTATTTAAAGTGTTATCGGATAAAACTATGTATGAACAGTTCAAAGAAAAATGCGACCTTTTATTGTATATGCAAGATTTACGTGAAGAATACAAAGAAGAATTAAAAAAAGATATCCCTATGGTTGACCGTGCTGTTTACTTTTTTTACGTAAACAGAACTTCTAGGAATGGAATTGGCGGGATGTCTGTTAACCCAGTTGTTAGAAGAAATATGTCGAAATCCGTTTCAGATATGTTATCTGCTATAGACAGCCTACCCGCAGTGCATAACTTTTTATCGCAGATGATAATTCTTAATACTGATGGTGTGGAATTGATAAAAAAATACAATACACCAAATGTATTATTGTATTGTGACCCTCCGTACGAACATTCGACTAGAACAGCGACAAGGTACGCTGTTGATATGGATTTAGAGAAACAAAAAGAATTTATAACCGCCGTTTTAGAAAGCAATGCTAAGATTATTATTTCTGGGTATGACAGTGAATTGTATTTGGGATTGGATAAGAAATTCAAGAAATTTAGCTTCGAAAAAAACACTGTTGATACGAACAATTCTCCGAAAACTGTCCATGAATTTTTATGGGTTAATTACTAAAATTTTTGTGAAATGTTTTATTAACACTAAAAATGAAATATTAAATAAAATATATAAAAGAAAAAAAAGTAAATAGATATATGATATTAACGTATAAAGTAAAACACTTAATAGATTTAACCATTGAATTAAAAAAAGCGAAACAAGTAGCAGAATACGCTTTAAAAACTAAAAGCAGAAGTTCGGCAGATGTAAAACATATAGGATTAAAATCTGTAATATCTAATCAAATACTCAAAAAATATTCATCAAATAAAGTATTAAACCGAATAAATTCAGTAAAACTAACAGTCCCTTCGCAATCAATCAAATATTCTAATAAAAAAGTATCGATTCCTTGTTTAAAACTATCATTTAGTTTTGATAAACAGTTTCAAAAAATTAATCAAATCGAATTAGATAAAGAATATGCCTTTATTTCGTGTACAATTAAGGAAGAGCAACCATTAGAACCAACATCATGGATAGGAATAGACTTAAATACTACTGGTTATTGTGTTGTGGCATCGAATCCATCGACAGGTAAAGTTATTAAAATGGGTAAAAAGTCTCTTCATACAAGGAAAAAATACAAAGCAATTAGAAAAAAACTGCAAAAACTTAAAAAATACAAAGCGGTTAAACGTATTAAAAATAGAGAATCGAGAATTATTAGAGATTTAAACCATAAAATGTCAACAAAACTTATAAAAGAAGCGAGGAAACAAAATGCAGGATTAGTTTTAGAGGATTTAACGGGTATTAGAAATAATAAGAAACAATCCAAATCATTTCGATACGCCTTAAACAGTTGGTCTTTTTATCAATTTAGGTTGTTTTTAACCTATAAAGCCAAGCTGTATGGTGTTCCTATAGCCTTTATCGACCCACGTTATACATCACAGCAATGTTCAAAGTGTGGGCTTTTGGGTGAAAGAAATGGTAAATCATTTAAGTGTTCGTGTGGACACGTTGAAAACGCTGATGTTAATGCTTCGTTTGTTATCAGTCGCAGACATCAAGGTTTTCAATTGCCTAAAGACAGAGATTTAGGCAAAGGCGATACTGATGTCGCCTAAGAGGGTGCTTCTCGAACCTCAGAACCCTATACAATGTGTAGGTGTACGTCAGTCTTGCTTATGATAGTTCAAGAGAAAAAAATTATACCGAAATAAAAAATTTTTCCCTTACCTGTGTTGACTGTATATGTCGAACTATCTATAATAGCGGGAGAAACAAAGAAATAGAATGAGGAATTTTATGCAAGCATCGGGGTTTTTGTCGTCTCAAAATTATGAAAAAATAGGTTACGTTTTTTTGAAATCGACAAAGCTGAGACAAGGCGACTTGTTGGTTGAGAAGGTAATTTTTGATGGAGATAAGGTTACGTTTGTTAGAAATATTGAATTGTTGGCTCAAGATTTATTTGTTGGAGATGCAGAAGTGTTTAAGTCGTTTGATTGGGTAGATTATGACAATTTTATTGTGGAATTTAAGGAGTTTCAAGGAGAGGTAATTAGAGTGAAAAAGGAGTATGCTTGTGGAAACTAACAAACTATTTGAAGAGTATTTGTCTAAGGAATCGTGGCTCGTTAAAGAAAATTCTAATATGGGGTATTCATTGCAGGGACTGAATAACCATATCGTAGGAGAGGTTACAAAAAAGTATTGGGAAACTATTTATAATGAAAAAAACCCGAAGATTATGGAGGCTCATAAGAAAGGATTTATTCATGCCCACGACCTTTCAAGTCTTAGTTCTTATACATATTATGGAAAAGAAGTAATCGTAGCAAAATATAAAGGGGAGTTGCTTCTATTATCATTCGAAGATATATATGATTTAGTTGATTGTGAAGAAGTTTTATTAAATAAAGAAGACAATGCATTCGCAAAGTATCCAAAAGAATTATATGTTATGGATAAAGATGGGTGGACAAAAACGACGAGATTGGTTAAAAAAGAAAAAAATAGAGAAATGCATTTTATTAAAAACAAAGCAGGACGTTCAGTTATTGTTACGGACAACCATCCGATGATAGTTGGATTAAACGATAATGGAAGAGTGGAAAAAGATGCGTCAACGGTAACATTTGATGATAAAACATATAATGTTGATTTGAAAAATCTATTAAAAGATGAAAAAATCTTTAATATAGATAAAATTGATTTGTTATATGAATTTAAAAAAATGAATAAAACATTTATAGGCAATTCTAAAATTTATTTTAACGGAAGACCTATAAGCGAAATAGACATAGAACATTTACCAGAAGATGCGGGTTATATACACACGGCATCATATTCAATATCAAGGCATATAACACTTAATAAAGAGTTTGGATATTTATTGGGATTTTTATTGGGCGATGGGCATGTTAGAAAATCTGCAAATAGCAACACAACTCACATTACACAAAAAAACCCCGATATTTTATATGATATAGTAAATAGATTGGTCGATAATGGGTTGGTTGGTTGTGTTAATAAACGCGAAAAATCAGGAATGTATGATTTGCGGATTGCTAATTTCTTTTTGAAATTTATATGTGGGGATATTTTTAAAATGAAATATGGTTCATATAATAAAAATTTACCTACAAATATTTTATCATATAATAAAGACTTTGTATTGGGAGTGATTGGTGGGTTGATAGATTCTGACGGTTCTAAAAGATTATCATGGAAAGGAAAATTTAGCGGTGTTGTTTTTAGAGTTGTTTCTAGAACAATGGTAATGCAACTATCTACTCTTCTTCCATTGTTAGGATTTTATCCGAGAGACGGTAAACCACAAGGCGTGGGAAGTATAAGAGAATATGATGGCAGAGAAATAAAACAAAATTTCCCAATATTTCCTGTAACATTTAGTAAAACAGAAACTGATATTTTTTCAAAAAAATACGACGAATGTGAAATAGCAAAAAAAACTTATTTAGGAGAAGAGTTTGATATATGGTCTTCTGTTACTAATAATGATATAGTTCCAATAAAAGACGAATGGATATATGATATTACGACAGAAACTAACACCCTTATGGTAAATGGAATGTGGAACCATAACTGTATGGGATTGGATTTAGGAGATATTATAAAAAATGGGTTTGGTGGTGTCGGCGGAAAAATGGAGTCAAAACCGCCAAAACATTTCAAAACTGCTTTACTTCAAATAGTTAATTATATGTATACGATTCAAGGAGAGACTGCGGGTGCTGTAGCACTCTCAAATTTTGATACACTACTTGCACCATATATGTTTTACGATGGATTGAATTATGCTGAAGTAAAACAGGCTATGCAAGAATTTGTATTCAATATGAATGTACCTACACGAGTGGGGTTTCAATGTTTATCAGAAGATACGGAAATACTTACAACAGATGGTTGGAAAATGCATAATGACATAGATATTAATACTGTAATATGGACATATGATATGAAAGTAAACAAGATGGAAATGTTGCCAGTCGAAAAAATGTTTAAACGCGAATATTCAGGAAAAATGTATTCGTTTTTAAATGATAGTAATTTAATATCACCCCAACATAGAGTTGCAATTTTAAATCCAGAAGAAGATAAAATGAGTCTGAAGACGATTGAGAATATTATCAGTGACGGAAGCGATTTTACAATACGAACAATAGTAGACGGTGTTTTTGTTCATGATTATGAAGACATTACGATATCTGTAGATAGTATTAAAGAAGAAGATTATTCTGGAATTATCTGGTGTCCTTCTACTAAAAACGAAACTTTAATTGCAAGAAGAAATGGTACGGTTTTTATAACTGGTAATTGTCCATTTTCAAACATTACAATGGATTTAAAAGTTCCATCAATGTTTAAGGATAAAAAGGTTATTATAGGTGGTAAAGAACAAATTGAAACATATGGAGAATTCCAAAAAGAAATGGACGTTCTCAATATGGCTTTTACTGATGTAATGATGGAAGGCGATGGTAAAGGAAGACCATTCAGTTTTCCGATACCGACGTATTCAGTTGTTAAAGATATCGATTGGTCTCATAAAGTTATGAAAAAAGTCTTGGCTATGACCGCTAAATATGGAACTCCTTATTTTGCAAACTACCTTAATAGTGACATGACACCAGAAAGTGCGAGGTCGATGTGTTGTCGTCTTCGGTTAGACAATAAAGAAATTATGAAACATTTAGAAAAGAAATCTTTTCAAATAAGTGATGCTATTGCTAATCAAAAAGAGGGCGAACATATTGATATTAAGCGTCGTGGTAGTTTGTTTGGGTCTAATCCGTTAACAGGAAGCGTCCATGTTACAACTATCAATATACCAAGACTTATGTATCTTTCAAAGGGAGACGAAATAAAATTTTATGAACTCTTGAGAGAGTATATGGATATATGTAAAGAGATGCATGAAATAAAACGAAAAATTATAGAAAAATTGACCAACGAAGGGTTGTATCCATATCTTGCAGTAGCATTGAGAGATGTGAAGGCTATATCTGGAGAGTATTGGTCTAATCATTTCTCTACTATAGGATTTTTAGGAATGCATGATGGATTAGTTAATTTTGGAATTAAAGACGGGATACTCTCTGAAAAAGGCGTTACGATGGCAAAAGAAGTTATGAATTTCATGCGTGATGTTATCGACGAATATTCACATGAAACCGAAACGTTGTATAACCTCGAAGCAACTCCAGCAGAAGGAGCATCATATCGGTTGGCTTTGATTGATAAAAAAGAGTTTTCCGATATTATAACCGATGGAACAGAAGAAACACCATATTATAATAATTCCGTATTCCCCCCACTAGACATGCTAATATCTCCTATAGACGTAGTCGAACACCAGAGTCAACTTCATAAAATTTTTAATGGCGGCGTGGTGTTCCACTTTCATTTTGGAGAAAAGATTACAGATACTGCAAGTTTAGGTAAATTCATATATACAATTTGCAAAAACTACGAAATGCCGTATATATCGATTACACCAATTTATTCGATTTGTCCAAATTGTGGATTTATGCATGGGGAACATTTTATATGCCCAACCTGTAATTCAGAAGCTGAAGTATATTCTAGAGTTGTTGGGTATTATAGACCAGTGCAGTTTTGGAACAATGGTAAAGTTCAAGAATTTTCCGAGAGAGAAAAATTTACTGAGTTATCAATTAAAGAAACGGTTCAAAAGCTCGAAGAAAAGCTGTAATTTAAAGGGGGCGATTTCGTCCCCTTTTTTATTTCCATAACTATTGGTATGAGAGAAATACCATTTGCAAATTTTATCATATTAGAAAAAGAATTTAGTAGAGGATATAAATACTACAAAAAATTTCGTGGTGATAAGGAATTTGAAGAATTATTATATTCTAAATGTGATAGATATGGAAACTGTGAAAAACTCCAAGTAAAATCATCATCTCGATTACATTTTGTTGAATATAATAATGAATTATTTGTAGGTTGCAATAACATTATATATAAATATTATATTTTTGAGCGCAGTTTAGAAAGCATGAATGGAATACTTCGTGGAAACGGTGTCACCATAAGTGGTAAACGGTATAATGATGGTGATATAGATTTGATGGGCTTTAAAACTATTGTAGAGATAAAAAATGACATATTTCATTTTATATCTGCGTCGGGAAACCATTTTATGTTTACATATAATGATAATGAAGACATATTTATGCCGATTGCTGTTAAAGGTAAAACGTTAAATATGAAAGATGTAATAATTGGAGATGAATATATATTTGTTAAAAAAGATAAAGATAAAGAATACGCTAGGGGAATATTAGACGGACACGATTTAGTGGTAGAAACAAAATATAAATATTCATTGATAAATGTATATGAAACATTTTCAAAAAATCCTTTTAAATATTATATAGGAAGTAATTTCATTGATAACTATAAGTTGCTTGCTACCTTATAATCACCATGGGGGTTCTATGAAAAAATCTAAGGCTTTTGTTAACGAAACTGATTTGTACATTTCTATTTTCAAGCGTCTGTGTAATATCCATACCCAACTTATGTCTGGCGATTATGTAAAAATTGTTGGTATAGCAAATACTCAAGGGTGGGTTATTGTAGAAAACGAACAAAAGATTAAAAAAGAAGTTTTTATGGGGGCGTTAAAACTTACGGAAGACCAACTTTGTAAGGTAGAACGCTGTATTAATGAGATAAAAAGTGTAACAGAAGTTTCCGCAGTATGATTTTTAATAACTAATTTAAAAATGGAGGATTTTTATGGTAGAGAAAGAAAACATTTTAAAAGAATTATCAGTTTTAGAAGAGAAAATTATGTCAATTTTGGAAACTGAAGACCCAGATTATAACGATATAGTTTTAGAGGTTGTTGCTTTATTAGACACTATTCATGATGAAAAGTTTTTTAAATTTTTACTTCAAAAATTATCAGAGAAAAAACTTATTATAATTGAGGGGTTAAAAGGTCTTAAAGGTGAATTAGTTAATTACAATCCCGAAGATGAAAGATATTCTTCAAAAAGCGTAGAGATTGTTGATAATCCTGTAATAGATGGTGCATCTACAGAAGAATCTGATGTTGAAACAGAACCAACAGAGCCTGTTATAGAAGAAGAGCAGAAAAAGCGTGGAAGACCTAAAAAACTATTCGAGGAGAAAGAATGAAAATATATCGTTTTAAAATGAAATTAGATAATACAAATGTGAGCGAAGCAATGGAACAGGCGATTGTTCCCACATTTCTGAATGATTATAAAGATGTTACATATGATGAGAGTGAGTTATCCGAACGATTAATTCACCTCATATCTATTTCGGAAGATTTTACGCAATACGTACGCGAAGCATCTGAGTTAGGATTTTCGGATGTTGAAATTATTAAAAACTGGCTAAGTTCTAAAAAAATAAACATTGTAAAACTTGTATAGGAGGATATATGAAGATAACCGATAGAAAAACCAGTTTAGAACATATGGTTGCGATAAACGAACTCATAAATTTAGTTCGCAATTATATTGTTTTATCACGTCTGTATGATTCGGCGGATGTGACAAATGCTGTAGAGTATTATATTAAAAACGGTTCTAATTTTAATCAGATTTATGAGTATCTAAAATATAATGTAAGTAATACAATTTACATTGAATCGATTCAAAAAAGAGATTTGACCAGCGAAGCTGAGTTGTGTGATATTTATGAAAAGTCTTTGATGATTGTTCATAACACACTGGTGTTTAGAGAGAAGTATAAAAATATTATCTCAGAAGCTATAGAAGCCGAAGCAGGGTATTTTTATATGTCGATGATTCGTATGCTTGAGCTTATGAATGACATCGAAGACGGAACGATTGAGAACATTTCCGAAACATTCGGGGATTCTCCATATGATATCCTAATAGAAGAAGATAGAATTTATTCTATGCTGATTGATAGGGTTTTATCTGAGAACTATAAATCCGATGAAGAAAATTACTATAAACTGTTACAAGCAACCAGTAATTTTGGACAGTCTAAAGATATCGAAACTGTTATCAAAAATATTAATGATAAACTTATTTTTGCTAAAGATTTTGATACCGTGTCGGAAAAAATTGCATCGCTCGTAAAAGGAACATTTGAATTTGTTTATGGTGAAATAGTCGGCAATGTAAGCGTTGATAGATTCTATTCTGCTTATAAAAATATTTTTGACTTGAAGAGTAAGTTTGTAATTGAAAGTGAAGTTAAAAATATTATTTCAAAAGATTTAATTAATGAAGAAATCATTAAAAAATTCATCACCGTATTTCTTCCATCATTTGTATCAGAAGCAGATGATAACTATATTAATATGAAGAACACATTGGTACATATGAAGGAAAGCGTAGAGCAAGAGGCAGAGGAAATAAAAACAGTATTGTATGTGAATATAAATGAATTAACCGAAGTCTTTACAGACGAGTATAAGAAAGTAGCGATTGCAATAGGTAAATATCTTAACGACCTGCTTCTGTCTGTAATTCCAAAGGAGGAAATATGACCGAGAATAATGATGTTTTTAAATATTTAGAAACAGAATTTAAAAACATTGATGAGACCATCAGTGAATGTACAAAGAAGTATTTGGAAACAGAGATAGAAGAAAAAGTTGAAGAAACTGTAGAAGAAAATGCGACAATAGAAGAAAAAGTAGAAGAAACAGAAACAGTTCTTGAAGAAAGTACTGATTTTGCACATCTTGGGGATACGTTAAGTTATCGAATTTCTTTTAAGGATGAATTTTACGATAATATTTTGGTTAAGTATTCTGTTGGTAATTTCAGAGATAAAGCGTTGATTTATGTATGTGTGGACGCTAATGATTCTTTGGAACGCTACGATGAAGGTCGTATAATTGATAACGTAAACGATTTGCAAAAGTTTATTAAAATGGCTAATGATAATAAACAAGGACTTATTGGTTACATCGACAGCGAAAATGTAGAAATTTTAAAACCGTTTGTAGATTCTCTTGTAAACAAAGCAGAAGAGAAATACAGAAAATATGAATTTAAAAATCCAGTTCACTTAGTATTTGATGGAGAAATGTCTGCGGGTGAACTTCAAAAAGTTTTAAATTGGTTTGATTCTTATGAATTTGTTGATGCTCCAGAACAGGTATTAGTTGACAGTATTTCTGAAAATGAAAAAGTTGAAGATGAAGTTGTTGCCGAATCTGTATCAGATGTTGAGGAATGTGAAGACGAACCAGTTGAATATGAACCAACAGAAGAAATCGCACCTGCCGTTGAGACTGAACCAGTAAAACTTGAAAATATTACAGTCGATGAAGAAATTGACCGTATTGAAAATGATTTAGACTTAACACCGAAAAATGATTTGGTTATGAGAGTTTTTATCTATGAATCAGAAATTGATAAAGATACCGAAACCTTGTTCATAGAATCTAATGGAGAATTGGAAAAATTTTCTAAGAAAATGAGAATGAATGGATTTTCTGATGAAGATTCCGTAAAATCTTGGTTTTATTTTTCGAATGATAAGGAGTAAGTATGTATTATAAGTTTTTAAAAGCACAAACAATCAAAAAAGATTCGAATAACGAAGACATAGATGCAAGTGTTTTTGACGTTTTATGGAATTTCTCTAAAACAAGAAATTCAAAACAAAGAGATAACGTTGGTGTTTTATTTGTAGTTCCGAAAAATTTATTACAAAAGAGATACAACGAAACCGTTAAATTGATAACCAATAAAGAAATGATTGCAGAAGACGATGGAGAAAAAGGAAATAATAAAAGTTTTATATTGTTCACTGAAAGCGATGAAATCGTCGAAAAAAGCAAGACAATGGAAGATATTAATGAAGGTGACAAAAAAGCAGGAGTTTTTAAGTTTTTTAAAAGCATTTCTGATATGAAAAATGTTTTGTATACGTTTGTTACAAAATATAAAACAAAAATATCTTTTAGAACGAATCCTATTGTTTTATTTGTTTCTAATGAATCGTTTGAAAAAGTATTCCCACGTTATTACAAAGATATGCTTGAAATGTTTGATATTATCGATTGGACTTGTTCATATGGAAAAGTTGATGGTAAAAAATCGATAGTTAGCGGTTGTGGTGATAAAATAGAAGCCATTCTTACTAAGTTAAAAGCTGAAAAAGAAAAAGAAACCGTAAAAGAAAGTGTAATGGATAAACTTGCTAAAGTTTACTTTGGCGGTGGAGAAGAGGAAAATATGGATATGCTAAAAGAGTCATATGATTTTGAAAATCCACTTACAGTTGCAGAAATTGAAGTTGAAGATGAACCAGAAGAAGTTGAAGATGAACCAGAAGAAGTTGAAGACGCACTTGAAGCCGAAGAAGTTAGTAATGAAGAATCTCCAGTTTCTGATGAAGGTATTGTAGCTTCTGAGTTAGAACCAGTAGAAGAAATGCCATCTGAGGAAGTTGCTTCAGAAGCGGTTGAAACCGAAGAAGTAACAGAACCAGAAGAAGCAGTTGAACCAGAAGAAGACGTTTTAAAAGTTGTTGTGTATAAAGATGAAATTTATCCAGAAATGGAACAATGTTACCTTAACGCACAGGGGTATCTGTTAAACTTCATTCAACAGATGAAGGCTAGAGGATATTCAGATAAAGATGTAGCAACGCATTATATTTATTTTTCACACAAAAATAATGAATAGTGGTATGGAAAATAAAATCGAACTAAATTCAATTGAGAAGAGTGTTGAGGAAATAAATACCTCAGCACCTTCTCTGTTTCCATGTATGACCATCACGATTAACGCAAGTGAAGTATTTAAAGAATTAGAAGATGATTATTTTGAAACTGAAGGAAGTTTTCTTAACTTTACAAAAATACTTAAAGCCAAAGGATTAACCGACAGAGAGGTTATCAAACATTGGATTTATTTCTATTCCATGAATTATTAGCCTCAAAACGGGAGGCAAATTTCAAAAACCATAACTATTCATAAAAGGGGATTCGGATGGATGAAGTAAAAGAAAAAGATGCGAGTTATAAAAAGGTTTATTCTTCTAATAACACGCAGTTTAATTATAGACAAAATAAAAAGCTCCTACGAAAATTATTCGATGATACTAAATCTGAAAATTTAAAAGATACATACTCTCTTGAAAATGTAAGAGAAGGTGTTGAGGGTACTGTTAATTTTGGAGATGCTACAGGAGGATTTGCTTATAACCAATTTGATTCTGGGTTTGCAGACACACAAGCGGCGACACTTAAAGACTTGATAACAATTTATAGACAATTATCTCACGACCCATTCATAGAACTTGCTATTGATAATATAGTAACAGAAGCTGTTGTGTATGATGATTTTAAGAAAACAATATCTTTGGAAATGGACAATATTGAAGTTGCGAGTTTTAAATCAAAACGCATAAAACAATATTTTAATGATAAAACTGACGATTTGAAATCGTTAATAGTAGAAGAGTTCAATAACATATTAAAATTTATATCGTTTTCTAAGTTAGGCGGAGAATATTTCCGTCAATGGTATATAGACGGTAGATTATATGCACAAATGATTATCGACCCAAACAAACCAGAACGAGGTGTTGTCGGGTTAACAATTCTAGACCCCGTTAAAATTAAAAAGAAACTCGACGAATCGAGTGGTGAGATTTATTATGAATATGGCGATACGATAATTCACGAGGATTATATTATTTTTGTTCCAAGTGGTAACTTTGATTTAAATAATAAAATTTATACATCGTATTTGCATAAAATCGTAAAAACGAACAACCAGCTTTCATTGCTGATAGATTCTCTTGTGGTATATCGTATTACAAGAAGTCCTGAACGTAGAGTGTTCTATGTAGGAACAGGAGCATTACCCACAAAGAAAGCTGAAGCATTTTTACAACATTTGATGCAAAAATACAGAACTAAAATGGCATACGACATGAGTACGGGTCAATTGATTCAAAAGAAAGCCATTATGTCAATGGCAGAAGATTTTTGGTTTGCCAGAACGGGTAATGATAAAAACACCGAAGTTGAAACCCTTGCTGGTGGAATGCAGTTAAGCGACATTCCAGATATTAATCTTTTAAAGGGTCAATTGCTAAATAACTTGCATGTTCCGAAGTCGAGATTAGTTGGCGACGAATCTCCCGAATATCACGCAAGCGAATCTATAACAAAAGAAGAAGTTGCGTTTTATGATTTTATATGTGGGTTGAGAAATAAGTTTGGATATTTATTAACCGAATTGTTATTGAGACATTTGGTATTGAAAAAAATAATAACAGAAGCCGACATTAAGTATTTGGAAGAAAATATTAGATACATATGGAATTCTAAAAACCTTTACTCAGAAAAGAAAGAAAACGAAATAATCAATTCAAGATTTACCCTGCTTCAACAATTAGCAGAATCTATTGGTGATTGGGTATCTAGAAAATGGGTATATAAACAAGTTTTAAGAATGAGCGATGAAGAAATTCTTAAAATGAGAGAAGAGATTGAAGAAGAAAAAGAATCTGGTGGAATGACAGAGAGTGCTAATACAGATGAGTATTCTACAGGAAACGAATATGATATGGGCGATGATTTAAATAGCATGACTTCTGAAGAGGGAAGTGCTTTAACTGATTTCACAGATGTAACAGAAGAACCTACTACAGAGGATACACTTGAAACACCCCCAGAAGAACCTGTAGCAGAAGAACCAATATCTGATACCAGCATGACTGATATCTTAAATGGACAATTCTAAGAGGGAGGATTATGGAAAACTTAGAAACATCAATGGATTCGTATAAAATTATTAATAAGGTTCTCAAAGAGATAGATTTAAATACGGTTAAAGGAAAATTACTTGAAAAGTTGCTTGATTTCTTAACAGAGATTAAAACTAACTTTGGGTTAAATGTTATATATCATAGAAATTTAAAAGTAGAAGATGTATATGAAACTATCATTAAAGAAGGATATGTTCTTTTAACAAAAGATAGTTACCTTGATAAGTATGTATATGATGAATTTGTCAAAGTTATGGGAGAACTTTTCCCAAGTAAACTAACCATAGACGGAACAACGCTTGAAGAATTTTTTGCGTATATTAAAACTATACCGAATTATTTTGAGTCTACGTTTTTAACCGAGAGAGATTTCATAGCGTTAAAGACACAGGGCAAGATTAAAAACTATGTCATATATGATGAAAATGGAAGCATTGTAGAAAGAATTAATATCAACACCTATCTGAGAACAAAAACTGTAGTCTTTGAAATTGAGAAATGAGGAAAGTATGATATTTAATGAGAGTTATACATTTAAGAATGTAAAGCTAAAAGAATCTGCTGATAAGAAATTATATATGGAAGGTTTGATATTTGTTGCGGATGTAAAGAACCAAAACAATAGAATCTATCCCGATAATATTCTTGATTCTGCTTTTAGAAAATATGATGAAGTTTATGTTAAAGACGGAAGAGCATATGGTGAATTAGACCATCCAGTTGAAGAAGAATACTCAAATCAAGTAAACCTTGAAAGAGCAAGTCATAGATTTATTAAAGTTTGGAAAAAAGGAAAAGAATATTTTGGACGTGCGTTAATATTAAACACCCCAAATGGTAATGTATTAAAAGCATTGCTTGAAAATGGTGGAAAGTTAGGATTCTCTCTTCGTGCTCATGGAGATGTAGAGGAAAAAGGCGGAACTACGTATGTTACCCGTCTTGATTTAATAACAGCAGGTGATGTTGTACACGAACCATCTATGCCTGGTGCGTTCTTTAAAGCTGTTATGGAATCTGTTAAAAACCTTAACGAAACTCTTGGTCTTAAAAAGTATGTTAATGTGAACTCATTGCTTATGGAATCATCAACATCTAAATATACCAATACTGCTGTTAACTATGAAGAAATCTTTAAAGAATATATAAGAGATGTTAAATACAAATGTATGGAAGGTAAAATTGATATTTTACAAGAGAGCGATGCTAAGGAAATAACAAGCATTATCTCCGACGTTTTAAATGCTAAGATACACGGTTCGGAAAGAAATGTAAAAATGTTCCAAAGTTTTTTGGATATGATTAAAATTAATAGAGACATTTTAATCACAAATATTTTAAATGTCAACAACGCACAATCTGTCGGGTCTATGGAGATTGATGCTTCTGCTTATTATAATGGACTTCTTGATGAAATAAGACGTGGAAAACTAAAAAATATTTATACTGAATTGTTTGGCGATGTGGTTTCTCCGCAAGATTTTATATTTTGGCTGAAAAAAGATTATAAAAATTTTGCCAAATACTTTAAATATTCAGTTCCTCGTTCTGATGAATTGATATTAGATAAGAATACATTTGATGGTTATAAAATTGATATTAAGGTAAAAGTATAACTATATTAAAAGGAGTGATTATGAATAAGAAGGAATTAATCAAAAACGCAATTGAAAATTTAAAAGAAAGCGTTGGGAACATGGTAACGGAAACTCCTGAAGTTTCGATTACTGCTGATGAAAAAATGAATGCAATTCTAAAAGGTTTGGTTGTTTATGTTAAAGAAAACAATAATCTTTTTAGTGAAGCAGAAATAATTTCTGGTTTGAGAGAATCTGTTAATAGACTTGAAGCAGAAAATGTTAAACTTAGAAATCATGTAAAAGCATTAAATGAAGATTTAATTGAAGCTGAGAAGTTAACAGTAATCATAGATGAACTCAATGGATTTTCAGATAAAGTTCAATCTAAGATTGTAGAGCTATCTGAAAAAATGAGATATGAAGATATCGAAGAATTTAGAAGTAACCTTCGTGTTATAAAGGAAAGCTTTAACGTTATTTCAAATGACGATGTGACAAAAAAAGTATTAGCCGAGTCTGTCGATAAAAAATCGGTAGCAAAAGACAGTTCTTTTTTGAAAGAAAGACGAGCAAAGTTTGACGAGCAAATTGATGTTACTTTAAAAGAGGATGCTAAAGCGCAAAATGGTGGGAACACCGCAGAGTATATGAAATTCTAAGGAGGATGTATGAAGATTATAGGCAAAAACGTTTTTGATGCTGTAGAACTAACACCAGAGACAAAGAAAATGTTAGATGAATTTGAAAAAAATAAAGCAAATGTTACCGCAGGTAATTATTATGATGGATTTTGTTCTTTTTTTGTTAATGGTAAGCTAAAAGGGTATGTAGACGAATTAGGAAATGTATATATAAGTAATGAATTTTATTTTGATGGTAGTCATGGAGAAAACTTTAGACACAACGAGCCTTTATTGTTGAGAATGGCTAATGAACAATTTGGTGGAAAATATAGAATTGAAAAAGACATAATGGAATCTGTGGAACATCTCGAAGAGGGAAAGAAGTTTTTTCCGTGTTATATTTTAAAAAATTCTGACAAGGGTGATGTTTGGGAAAAATTTGAAATCGCAAATATTTCAAAATATATTAAATCAGACAAATATTTCCATCAAAAAAAATGGGCGTTAGTTCGAGATGCTAATGGAAAATATGAAAGAATTGACATGTACGGAAATATTATTCCTGTTAGCATTGAGATTAAAGAATCCGTAGAGGAAAAAGAAGATATTATGGAGTCAATTGCAAAATCATTATATGGGAATAGTATGGAAGAGGCTATGGATTATAAATTGACAAAAGATAGAACCGAATGGGAACCGACAATGATATATATACCGAAAGATTGGGATACAAAATACTGGATAGGTGTAAGTTTAGCGTCTTTTAAAGCCATATCCGCCCCTAGCCCTTTCGACCCAATAAAGTTAAACAAAAATTATTTTAAAAACGGTCCTATCATTGTAAAGAATAAAAGTGGTAAGTTTGGCTTCTATAAATGGGGAGAAGATGGTTATAAGTTTATAACATCGGGAGATACAGAAGTTTTTGGAAATAAAGCTTTTATATTTGATGATGTTACTAATTTTGAATTTAAAACTCGAAGTGCAGTGGGAACAATAAGAAACGATAGGTTTAGCATTCAGTTGGATGAAAAATGGGATTTCTTTACATTGACAAGAATAAAAGAGTAAAAAAGTTGGAATTTGAAAAACAATAAATAATAGTTAGAGATGGAATTTGAGTTGCATATGAAACTATGCATGAGTTGAAAAGAACGAGAGTGAACTTGAGTTGCTTTCAAAAAGAAAGCAAAAGGAATTGACCAACAGGAGGTTAAAATGAACATTCAGGAGACAAAAAGAGACAGAGCCACATTAGTTGAAAAGTGGAAACCTGTTCTCGAAGACAGTCGCTTTTCGCCGTTGAGCGAAAGCAAAAAGTACACCATGTCTAAAATCATGGAAAATATCGAATCTAACTGTATTCTTAACGAAAACACTGGTCTTTCAGATTTAGGTCTGACCAGCACCGCAGATGCTACTAACGCTTACAAACCAATTCTTATTCCGATGATGCGTCGTATCGGTCCATCTCTGATTAGCTTGGATATCTTTGGTACCCAACCTATTTCTGCTTCTACAGGCGTTATCGCTGTTTTGAAGTCTTATTACCAGAACGACCGTATCAATGTTACTAAGAAAAACGTTTCTCGTATCGTTAAATTGACATCTGGTACTGCATACGCTTCTGCTGGCTCTCATGCGGCTTCTGGCGTTACTGCTGTTGCTTTGACAACTTCTCTTTCTGTAGAGTTCGACATCAAAGTTCTTTACACTGAAGGTCAGTTTGCTCTTATCACTGTAGTTGAAGGCGACACAAAAGCTAATGCGGCTCTTATCGATGTTGGTTCTTCTTTCACCGACGGTTCTTTGAGAACTGTTGAACGTGTATACGACAACGAATCTCTGTATCATGTAATTCTCCGTAACTACAGCAAATTCAGCAATGATGATGTTGAAGGTCTCGGTGAAACCAGTGCTACAAAAGAAATCCCACAGGTTGGCTTTAATATTGAAACAGTTTCAGTTGAAACCACTAACCGTGTTCTTAAAGCTACTTGGTCTGTTGAACTTGAACAAGACCTGAAGAATATCTGGAACTACGACGCAGAATCTCTGTTGAAAGACATTTCTACTACTGAAATTACCGCTGAAATGAACCGTGAGGCTATTGACCTTGTTCATACAAACGCTATTCTCGGTGGAGAAAAAGATTGGGAC